AGTAGTCGGAGATGTAGTCCGCTTACTGACCTTGATGAACTGTTCCTTCTTGAAGTTACCCTTGATGTAACCCTTGGCACGAGCCTCTTCGGTCGTAAGATCCGAAGACAGCGTCTTGATCCGACTGAACGGAGTCTTGTTGACTCCACCAAGAATAACGCTGACCCACTCAGTACGACGCTGAAGGAACTCAGGAGTCGTACCAATCATCTTGGCATCAGGGAACATAATATCAATGTCCGTGATGCCGTGACTGAGGGCGTAATCCTTAACCGCTTCCTTCAATGAGCCGTTTCGCTTGGCCTCGGTGAAGATTCCCTCCATTGCGTCATGAGAAAGCACCGTCGATGGCGAGGTGATCTCCTCATTCTGCTCGAAAACGTTGTGGGCCATTGCATTCCCTTCAAACTGGTCAGTGTCAACAATGTAAATATCACCATCTTCGGGCTCTTCACCCTGCTCTAACGAACCACTCTCAGCGGAGTCAATTGCCTCGCCGATCATGAAGTGAAGGACATCCTTCTGCTTCTGAGACATCGAGTTGTATACATCCTCGACAGTCTCGTCGTCACTACCAGTATCTTCGGGCATGTTGTCTCCTGCGTGTACAAGCGCCATCTCAGGCTCCGGTTGGGTCTCTTCCTCTGGCTCAGGATCGGTTTCGTGAGGAACGTCAACCTCAAGGCCAGTACGAATAAATACCTCGTCTTCCAGAACTGAAATATCATCCGGATCTGACGAATGCCGAATTGTGACATTCTCGATAAGTGCACCTGGATTAGCTCCAGAAAGAACGAGACTGACCTCACGAATAACTCCGTGAATTACCCGTCCGGTCCGTTCGATCAACTCATTAGCCCAAATAGACAACATCTTGATGTCGCCATGACTAACGAGCTCTTTTGCATGGGCAGCCTTGTCCGTCTTGTTGAAGTAGCAATGTGCATAAACTCCTTCAGCACGATTCTCAAGGACTGCATGACCTAAAATCCGTTCAGGATTGTCATGTCCATGCTGCCAGACAAGAGGAACCTCTAATTGGTCCTGATGCTGAAATGCATTCGGCATGATCGTTCGACCATCTGAACATTTGAGGCCAGCCCTAGTGGCCCAGCCACTAAAGTCTGCTTCCATTTTGAAGTTCCTTTCTGACGGGTTCCTTCTCTTGAGGAAGGTTAATCGTCTTCACATCTGTTGGTGCCGGGAGACCGTTTGTCTCTGGACTTGGTTGGGGGACGTTGGGATTGAGGAGCTTATCTGCCTGTGGCTCGGGAGAAGGAGGAATACCAAGGAACCCTCTAAACTCGTTTGCCGTCAGAATCTGGTTTCGAATGAACTTGTCAGCAATCTCAGCGACATCACCGACAGGAACAAGTCTAAACGGATCCTTGAAGTATTGGATTCTCTCGCCCTTCTTAATCCCAGCGAAACCAAGGAACGCCATCTGCATGGCTTCTGTGATTGAGTCCAGGATTGGCTCAATAGTTCTATCGTAATAGTTGATCATCGTTTGTTCATCGGCGGTACCCTTCATTACTTCTTCAGTAATTCCAAGTTCGCCGTAGAGCATACCTGTGAGATACTCTACTTGCTTTAACAGATTGTTCTCGGCAGGCCTGTTAAGCTGAGTAATCTTCTCAGTGCCATCAGTATAGGCGATACCATACTGGCTACTCTTTAACTGAAACTCGATGTCTTTTCGCCTTTGCTCGGCTTGATTCTTTCTCGCTTCCGATTTAATTACATAGGGAAGCTGAATGATAAGATCCAGGTTGCCGGAGGCGCTTTGTTCATCCGATGTATCTAAAAGACTAAGCTTTCGAATAAGCCTTTGAAGTGTTCCATTAGGCTCATTCATAACTGCATAAAGTGGGTTCTCAATAATGGCAATGATCTTTTTGTCGATGTTTACTTCTTCTCTCTTACCTTTGTCTTGATTGAAAACACTTACTCGAACGTGATACGGATGCCATGAAACAATCTTGCCAACACGAAGCTGAACAATGTCAATCTTACCAGATGCAGGATCACCAGTAATTTCAACTGGTACAATTGCAGCGATTCCATCATCTAACATACATGCAACAACATCCTGACGAAAATGTCTGGGGAGTTGGTCGATGTTGGGTTGAAACTTAAGTAAATCATTTAGGCTGCTATCCACATCCTTTACATACCGCTCAATGGCATCAACTTTAACATGTCGCATAGCAACGGCGGCAACATCGATAGCAATTCGAGTATTGATTGATGCGACAATTGACTTGTCGTTGAAATATCCGTATCTAGATCTATCTGGAGAACGATTACTATAGTTAGTCAATCCAAGACTGTAGCTTGACGTATCTACAGCTTCTTCGTTTGATCGGAAAATATTCCATACTTTTCGCATTTGATCAAGTACACCCATAGTCACCTCCTCTAGGCTATTAATAGGTTATTAATTCGGACGTTTTGAAGATCGCTCTCTTTAATAACTCGGCGCCTTGCTTAGCGGCTTTAGATTTACTAATTTTAGTTGCTGCCGTCTGCATTTGCCTTCTTCCCTGCGGAGTAGATAAATATGCAGCACCAGCTAAAGCAACGGCAGTAAACGCAGCTTGTGTTCCTTGTTCGCCAGTAAACTTTCGCGCTAAAAATCCTGCGCTCTTTTTAGTTTTAGCCGTGGTATCTTTTCTTCGTCGTTCAGAAATAGCTTTGGTTGCGTGTTTTGACTGATCTTGCTTATCTAAGTGATGCTCGAAAGCCTTCTTATAATCATGACTTTTCTTAGATCTTGCTTCAACTGTTTGCTTAATCAACTTACGTCGAGTGCCTGCGCCTTCTCCATAAAATGATTTAGCTCTAGCGAATTCTTCGGCATCTTTCCGAGCAATTTTATCAGTCTTTCTATCAGTATTGGTAGGCGTTTGTTTACGAACACCCCACTTCATGCCTTTCTTTCCATAGTGGGAAATATAAGATTCTAACTCCTCTCTATTCATTGCAACGTAGTTTGTCATTTCACCTCATCCCTACGCGTTCGTCTTTAAATATTTTGTAACTTTACGATTCGCTCCACGATCACTATCTATATACCTTATTAGATTAAGTCCTTCTTGATGAAGCGCCAGCAGATCTAACTAACTTTTCTCGTTTAATCTTTTTAGCCTCTGCGGCCCGATTAATAGCAAGACCATAGCCGCCAAGTAATAATACTGATACAAATTCTTTACCGTTCTTAGTCGAATTAGCTACAGCAATAGTTCTCTGTAATTCTCTCTTATGCTTCTTAAATATCTTGTTTGCTTCTCGACTACCAAGCTTAGCTTTGTTTGAGTTACGAACATCCTTAGCTTTCTGAAACTTCATCATTGCTTTGGAATCTTTGGAGTTAATTCCGCCACGCTTTGTTCCATGAAGATCTCGACGAGCCTTCTCGATTGTTGCTCTTTTCTCTAGCTTGGTCTTACCCTTCCAATCCTTACGAAATGCTACTCTTTCACCTTTGGCATTTTGTCTGTTAGTAGTAATACGTCCAGTCTGTTCTCTAGCTTTGGTTACTTCGTTCTTTGCCCTATTTGAGCCACTGAATTGCTTACGAACGCCCCATTTCATACCCTTCTTACCATAGTGTTCGATGTACTCTTCAAATTCTTGTCGGTTCATAGCTACAAGATTTGACATCTCACCTCCTTTGTTTTTCTTTAACGAATAGAGGAATTATTTCGTTAGGGGTTGCGTCTGTAAGAATAGAGAATTCTTTAAACTCTCCTGTTTCCTTATCAACTGAGAAAAATGGATCCATCTCTTCTTCACCTGGTAGTTTATTGAATACCTGAAACAAATATAGATTTCGGTACTCAACGTAGGTTTGTATGGAACCCCCCGGATGATTTTTTTTCACAATGTTCATAGCTTCGCGAATATTAAGCATTCTTCACCCACCTTAACAAGAAATCTCTATCTAAAGGAAGATTATCAAGTCTAGTTACACCGGCGTCGGAAACCATACTCATCATTTCTTGTAATTCATCAATTCCAGAATACTTGCGTCCAGATTGTGTATCAAATACAGTAACGCCATCTTTAAATCTTTCCCATGCTACACTGTGGCCTCCACCACCAAGCCATTTAACTCCGAGTTCTCCGCGTGCTCCAACGGGCATTTTACTTAGATGATCGTGAACATTTGGCGGCTTAAGGGCGACTCTGCCCCATGAGTTTCCTCCTTTGACGTACTCTGTAAACGGTTTTGCTGTTCCCTTTCGTGTATTCTTAACACTCTCAGATAGCACCCTTGTAAGATAACCTCTTTGCCCGACAGATACGTTATTTACTCCTGGATTCGTTGCGTTAAACATCCCAACAATTGTTTGGCCTCTACCAGTAGGAGTTCTAGTAGCGGCTACATCATAGCCTCGACGACGCATCTCGTACGCCATAGTAGCCCTACGACAATTCATCTTAGTCCCAGGTCTCCCATAACCAGGGTTAACATGCTGAACAACTTTAGACATAACGGCATCCGCATTCATATTTTTATCAGCAAGACTGTGGTCAATTTTCCATGGATGTGAGGTATTAGCATTTCTACCATTTACGAACATCTTACCTTTTTCAGTCAATCGCCTTGCGTTTCCACTATTTATAGACTGATAGGTTACATAGCTACCAATAATAACTGCTGCGGCTGTTGCTCCAATTGCTATCTTACGTTGCTTATCTGTTAGTTTTCCTTCGCGTTTTTTCTTAGCGTCAGCTAATGCTTGCTGCTTCTTTTCGTAGTTCTTAGCTATAACTCTATTCTTGGACCGCTTGTTCCCAGCCACGGCTTGATCGATGTTACTCTGAAACCCAGAAGCTTTATCCAAATACTTTTGGGCTTTAGCATCTCGCTTAACTTGGATTCTTTCCCGTCTTTCTTGTCTCTTTTCTTTAACAACGCCCCATCGCATACCCTTAACGCCATGGTGTTCTAAATATGTACTAGTCCACTCCTCTCCATTCATTCAAAGGCCTCCTTGTGTGCCTTGTAGGCAACATAGGCATCCATTAAGGCTGAGACATTATCAATCTTCTCGTCCGCACGGATCTTAAGAAGCTTACGGTTTCCGTTGGTATCTTCCATAGTGATGGCGTTTCCCATGGCGAACGTCATGAGGCTTTGGTCGAAAATAAGCGCTCGCTCTCCAGCTAAGATCTTTAACTCTCCAAGAGGGACTGATTCTGTCTTTGCCCCCTGAATAACCTTCGTGATTCCGAAAGGACCGTTCTCCGCTTCCCATCTTTGCACGAACTCCTTCGCATTGTATGGGTCAAAGCCAAACGTTCTAACGTCATACTCATTCTGTGTGATGAACTGATCCAAATCCTCATAGACCTCGACCATGTCCAGAATATTACCTTCTAGAACTTGAAGGCTTCCCTCATTGATGAACTCGTCGTACTTGATCCGCATAGCTCCAGGAAGCTTCATCAATGTAAGCGTAGTAATATAACTTCTGGTCTTAACACCAAAGGCACCGTTAGTTAACGGGAACAAGAATGTAAAGGCACAGAAGTCATCGCCCTGAGAAAGGTCAGCTCCTAACGAGCATGGGATCGTCCAGAATTCTCGCTCACGATGCGGAAGCGTCTCTTCATAGGTGAAGAAGTAGGTATAGCCCTCCATAGGTATACCGAACCGCTTAGCAAGGATATCATTACGAGAAGCAGGAGCATTCTCCGCTCTTTCGACATCCAAGTGATAGGTGTCATATGTCACCGTCTTTCCAAGATTCGGATTTGCTTTCAGCCATGTGGCCGGATCTGAGACTTCTTCAATGTCATCCAATCTGTAATGCCAGATTGAAATATGAGGCGCTTGATAGTCACCCTTTAGAATGCTGGCAAGCTCTAACTTAATGGTATCACCAGATCCGTTTCGAACTGTTCCCTCAGAACTGCATGCTACAATCAGCCAATCGTCCATCTTCGATGCGCCTTGCTCAATGGCTCCTACCACATCTTCTCTGATGTCGCCAGACAGCCATTCGTCGATCGTAGATATCTTTGGCCTAAGACCTTGTAGTTTATTGATAGTCATGGGTCGAATCTCAAGTAGAGATCCTGTCAGGAAGCTCTCAATCCCCTTCTTAGTTGAAGCTAGCTTTGCTCTATTGACCCTAGACCCAGTTGTGTTTTGAAGCGAACCGTCAGTCAAGAACTTAAATAACGGTCCTTTAGACCTGATGATCGCTGTCCTAATTGGGGACATGATCTCTTCGGCTTGCTTCATCGTCGGAGAGGTTGTGATC